GAACTTGTTCGCATTATCTGACATTTGGACAAGGGCTTTATCCCCGTATTTCGCAGCCTTGGCAGTATCTCCGCCTAGACCTTGAAGTAAGGTGGCTGAGAACGATGTGACCTGCTCCATATAGCGGTTAGCAGACACACCAGCCGTCCTATAAGCTCGGTTGGCGTTCTCGATGACGTTGGTTCCCTCGCGGTCCATAGTGTTGTAGAGCGCTTGAGCTTGCTGTCTAGTCATGCCGTAGTCTCTAGCAAGTGTATTGACGCTTGAACCATTCTGTTTGAACAGTGTAGAAACACCGCCCAAAGATTGCTCAAGGTCTGCATAACCTTTGATTACAGC